CTATTCAAAGCTCTGAAGCAGCTGGTCCCTAAACCTACTGAAAGCCCGCATGTAGGTGACTGGATGCTGGCTCGTCCAATAGCGTTTATTCCCCCCTAAAAGCTCCTGCATCTCGTCGTGGGTCTTCTCTAAGGTACTTCCTATCCCTACTGCTCCTATCACGTCAGGACCGACCTTCTCATTGATATGCTGCGAGAGACTGAACCTTGAGCCACCAGGTTGTTTTTCTGCCTCTTCAACATCACGAAAGAGAGCAGATAGTGAACCAATGGGCTTATCCTTTAACCACTCTGTAAGAGTATTGAGATCTTTCAGTGTCATATAGATCACATCTTGCATTGGCACCGGCAAACTTCCATATGTAACTTTGAGCTCCTTTTCTAAATCTGGCCTAATGTAACTCCCCAGATATTCACCACCATAAACAAAGAAATCTTCCAAAGTTACAACTACGATCCTAGCCTTCATCCCTTTAAACCTCTCAGAGGCTAAAAGCTTGAAAGCCGTCTCCTGACCTTGCTCAACTCCCTTTATGAAACATTCCTCTAAAAGCCTAGATAGCCAATCTGGATCATAGACGCACTTCATTAAGACAGTAGGTATTATCGCCTTCGACTCAAAGATAAATAATTCATCACCATCAACAACAACATAATCAGCAATCTGTCCTACTTTTACAGGAATAACCCCATTAAGATCCGACATAGAATAAACATCCATAGGAGTTATTCTTAACCGCTCACCTATATATGCCTCAACATCATGTCCGAATTTGACAGAGAACGGCTTACAGGCTTTCAAGGTTTCCATCGCAATACTTCTCAAACCGGAGATACATAAACCAGCATTGAAGATTACCAGACCTTCATTCTCTATTATTATCGGTTTATTTTTTAGAGGTGTTTCCTGATACAGCTCCACTGAGTTAGAGTCTTCAACTACAAAGCCCTGCATAAAGTCGTGAAGCTTAGGGAATGTAATTGATACCAATCTTAGAAATTTAATTAACACATCATCTGAAAGCGCAGGTGACAAGTGACTATAGAAGCATGACAGACTCCACTTAACCACACGATTAGATTCAGCTTTACCTGCAACAGTTAAAAGGTAAAACGATATCTTATAATAGTCATCTAGCCCAATACCTGTCTTTTCCAAAAACAGTTGATTATTAGTATCAAAGGAGCGCTCAAATAATGCTCTCTGTAAAATCACATGACGCAAAGAGTCAATAAAGCCTATTTGATACCAAAGCTGTTGGTTTAGCATAGACCGCACCATCAGCATAAAACTTCCATTATTAGGACCTAGCAACTTGCTGGAAAGATGATAAATCTTGTTGGCCACCGACCAAAACTCACGCGCCTCCATTTTTAGTGGTCCATCGCGCCCCTGCAAAGACAGCTTCAACAGGAACATAATTATCCACGGCATACCTTCAACCCCCTTAGTATTCTTATCCAAGTGAGTCAAAGCACAATTAAATGTGGAGATATGAGAATACCGGGAAAGCTCAGTCTTAATACTGGCCAGCTCTCTGGAATATGACTGAACTATCAACTGGCATCTCCTTACTTTTCATGTCCGATATTTGCGAGTGGGTTTAACCTCACTACCTCAGCCATGTGACCAGGACTGAAGTGAGCATACTTCTGTGTCATAGCCAAGGTCGCGTGGCCAAGCACTTTTTGAAGGGTGATTATGTCGCCGCCATTCATCATGTAATGGCTGGCGAAGGTATGTCGTAAAACGTGGGTCAGTTGTCCAGCTGGTAGATCTAGCTTTGCAATTTCGACAGCCCGCCGGAATATGTCATAGCAAGGCTTGAACGGTAGCGCCTTCAACAGACGCCGCTCCAGCGCCTTGGTGATTGGCACGGTGCGATTCTTGCTCGACTTCGTCTTGTGGTACTGAATACGCTGTTGGCGCACCTGGCGCGGCTGTAGCCCCTCTGCCTCGCCCCAACGGGCTCCGGTGGACAAACACACCTCGGCGATCAGCAGCGTGTCACTGTCCAAGGCTTGCACGCACTCCAGAAAGGGGCCGATCTGCTCAAGAAGCAGATACGCCATCTCAGTTTCATCAAACCGGAGCCCGCGAACATTGCCCAGCGGGTTGTCCCCATCCCATTCCCCTAAACGCTTCAGCTCGTTGAACAACGCACGCATGTAAGCCAGCTCATGGTTGAGCATGTTCGCGCTTACAGGCCTGCCTGGCTGCCCTTCCTTGGTGTACCTGGAGTGCTTACCCTCGGCACGCTCTGCACGGTATTGCGCAAAGTGCGAGGCGCTGAACTGCGAGGCCTTGGGGTTGCCCATACGCTCGGCCATCAGATCCAGCAGATCCCGACGCTGCTGCCCACTCTTTAACGTCTTGCCGTGGAGCGTGTACCAACGATCGATCAGGTCCGTCAGCCGGCGAGGGTCTGCCTTGGGCTTCTTCTCGAACTCCCCCCGCGCACCATCGCCCATAACGCGATTCTGGTAATGGAGCGCCTCGTTTTTGCTTCGGAACTTCTTACGAATGCGCGGCCCGTCTCGCCCGTCTGGCCTGCAATCCACCAGCCATTCGCCGTCCGCCAGTTTCTTTATAGACATGGTTAGATCGGGCTGACCTGGCCGGACTCTGGGGCAACATCACCAGTCACCAGCCATAGAGCGTATTTCTTGAAGCGTGGGTGGTTTGCGACCTTGAGGAATGGTGCAAGTCCCATATCTGTTATGCCCGCGTCGTACTTCTTCCAACTGCTGATGCTGATTTCCAGCATTTCGCAGAACTCACTCTGAGTGAGGCCTTCCTTAGCTCGTATGGCTTTCATTTTTGCCGGCAAATCCAATGTGCACCCCTCTTGACAGGTTCCAATCTTGGAACCATCATGGTTCCATTCTTGGAACTTTGATCCCCAATATCCCGACAGAGGTTAGCAGAATGCAGATCACCATCGACACGCCCTACGTCACTGTAGGCGAATATGCCAAGCGCTCAGGACAGTCAGATTCCGCCATCCGGCGCGAGATCGAGCTGGGCCGCTACATCATTCGCCCGAAGACCGAAGGGTCCAAATCCGCTGTGCTTATCAACATGGTGCATATTGCCCTGGAGGCAGCCGAGCAAGCCGAGCGCGCACGCGGCGGTAAGAGCAGCAAATCCGCGGGCGAGGTGTAAGTGGTCAACGTGACAAACCGCCGCCGGCCTGATTTCGACAGCATCTATAGCAACGAGGTTGTCGAGGCCCTGAAAAATGACCGGGAACTGGACTTCAAGAGCATCAGCGAAAAGTCCATGCAGAAAGGTATTTGCCCCAACTGCGGCGAGCGCCGGCTGTTCATCAGCGTCAAGAAACCATGGGTGCTGATGTGCAATCGGGAGAACGAATGCCGTTTTACTGAGAAGACCCGCGAGCGCTACAGCTACCTGTTCGAAAACCTCAGTGAGCGTTTCCCCAAGACACGGGAGAACCCCAACGCTACAGCCGATGCGTACCTGCAGCGCAACCGCGGCTTTGATATCAGCAAGCTGTCTGGCTGGTATGAGCAAGGCCGCCGCCAGTTGCCCAATGGCACCTGGGCCGACACGGTGCGATTCGCACTGTTCAATGGCCATTGGGAACGCCTGATCGACGCCAAGGCTGTAGAGCTGCACGAAGGCAAGAAAGCCCACGTCAAGTACGGCACCGACTACCAGGGCAAAGGCTGGATGCCGCCTGGCATGACCATCGAGAAAAGCGATCGAGTGTATGTCGTGGAGGGCTTCTTCCACGCTATCGCTCTGTACCTTGCCGGGTTTAAGGCCATCGCCTCGATCAGCTGCGTCAACTTCCCTTGGGAAGTAGTCGAGGCAAATAAAGGCAAGTCGGTCACCTGGGTAATCGGTCTGGATGATGACAAGGCCGGCCACAAGTACATTCCCAAGTACCTGCGCCAGCTCCGCGACATGCGCGAGATTGGCTGGGTTGCCCTGGCCGGCGAGCAAGATTGGGATGACGTGTACCGCGAAGGCAAGCTGGACGAGACTTTCATGGATGACGCCTGTTATCGCGGGCGCCTGTTCACTGCAGAGAGTTCCCGGAAACTTGCCTATCTGGTCTACCTCCGTCGCCCTTCCGGGTTCTACCTGGTGGAGTTTCGCAACCAGTTGTTCTCTGTTCGCGTCAACCAGGCCGAGCTGACTAAAGCGCTAGGCGATGACAAGTTGGAGGGCAATCGAGAGATTTTCTACAGCACGTCACGCATTGACCAAGTATCCAACTGCATTCCAGATCTGGACTACCTGGAAAAGGACAGCATCACTGGCGAGCAACGCTACCACTTCAGCTTTGCGTTTCCGGATCAGAGCAGGAACTGCCAGGCCGCCTTGTCGTCCGGAGCGATCGCGGATCCCCGCGGCTTCATCAAGGGCATGCTCGACTTCACACCAGGCGGAAACTTCGAAGGTGGCGCGCGCGAGTTGGCCATTCTCAAGGCGAAGTGGCTCAACGACGTGCGACGGCCTGTACGCACCGTTCGCAGCCTGCCTTTCCTGGGCTACGACGAGGACACCGGTACCTACTGTTTTCCTGAGTTTGGGTTCCAAGGCGGCCGCGAGTTGCCGGTGAACAACCATGGCTTTATCGAGGTAAAAGGCCGGGGCATCAAGACGGCGCTATCCACCATCAAGTTCGAACGGGGCGAAGACTTCGATCCGTCCTGGTTCCCTGACTTCCTGGCGGTGAACGGCATGAACGGCCTGGGCGCATTGTCCTGGTGGACGGCTTCCCTGTTCGTCCAGCAGATCGCCAGCGAACAAGCATCGTTCGGTTTCCTGGAGCTGACCGGCGAACCTGGCGCGGGTAAATCGTCCTTGCTGCGCTTCCTGTGGCGATTGCTGGGTCGCGAGAACATGGAAGGCACCAAGCCCAGCGGCTCAGGTGCAAGCGCGGTGGGTTTGCTCCGAGCGTTCGCCGAGGTGAGCAATCTACCCATGGTGCTGATCGAGTCTGACCGGACCTATACAGACGCCCAGGGCCGCACCGTGACAGTGCAATTCACCTGGGACGACGTAAAACCCATGTTCGACTATCACGCCCAACTGCGTGTGACCGGCGTAAAGACTGGAGGCAACGAGAAACGGGTGGACATATGGCGCGGTGCGCTGGCGATCTCGCAAAACGCGAGCGTGACGGGCGACGAAGCCACCCTGTCCCGCATCGTCCACTTCCATTGCACCAAGGAGGGACACAGCCTGGCCCTCAAACCTATGGCTGACCGCCTCAGGGCAATGAAAGCAAAGGAGCTGGGTGGCTACCTACGTCACTGCTTGACCAATGAAAAGCTGTGGCTGGAACGCTACTTCGACGCCTTCCCCCGGTATGAGAGTCGGCTGATGGCGAATCCAGCAATCAAGGAAATGAGGATCTATCAGTCTCATGCCCAGGTCATGGCGGCTGCCTACGCCACGCAGGCTTTCTTTCCGGACTGGACCGATCGGGACACCGACAACCTGGCCAAACACATTGAGGCGCGCGCCATCGATCGCCAGCAGCGATGCAAGTCCGAGGATCCCACGGCCGCGAAATTCTGGCAGATCTATCACTACCTCAATGAGGACCTGGTGGCGATCAGCGACCGCGACGGTGACCGCGAGGAGGTCCGCGAGACGTTGAATCACAGCATCGACAAAGAACTGATTGGCATCAACATCGAGCACTTCCAGCAGCGCTGCAAGCTGGCCGGCCAAGAAATCATTCCGGATGCCCTGCTACGTCGCGCCTTATCCAGCAGCACCACGCACAAATTCATTGAGATACGCAAAGCACGCTCTCGCATAGAAAAGCGGTCGCTGAACTTGTGGTTTTTCAGCAAGCGTGAGGGGGGCTGAAAAGTGTGGGTCAGCTATGGCCAGAGGGGGTCACTTAGGGATCCATGGTTTTTGTGCGAAGTCCCGAGTTCTGTCCGGAACATCCGGAACATTTCTAAATTAATAATAAAAATATCAATAAACACAGATAGTTAAGCAATAAAAAATGTTCCGGCAGTACCGGAACACACTGGAACACACCGGAACAAAATCCGTTCCGGCATGTTCCGGCAATGTTCCGGCTGGGACCTTTCACCAGAACATGGCTACAGCCCTTATTCCACGTGGCCTGCAGCCATTTTCAGCAAAAACCATGTTCCGGCATGTTCCGGTAGTACCGGAACATTTTGAATTCGCTGGAGGCCCCGTGAATCAAGGGCTCCAGCAAACCAACTTTCAGATGTTCCGGATGTTCCGGACGTAGGAAGGGACTACACACTTTTTTGTTTCCGCGGGACTTCCGCGTCACCACCAGAGAGAGGTAACACCATGCAAGTTCAAGTCATAAGCGGCCCGAGGATGACCGGGAAAACAACGCGGCTCCGTGCCATTCAGGCCGAGCTAAAACGCCAGGGCTTACCCGCTGAAATCCACGTCGGGGCGAACTGCACCACTCCCTACTTTGTGAACCTGGTCCGCAACAAGGCCATAGCCGGCGCCAAGCACTTCCTGGCCGACGACTGCACACAGTTTCAGATCAAGGCCGTTATGGAGCTGAAAACCCAGGGCCTGCACTCCGGCATTCCATCCGACTTTGTGCTGCACCTGGTGCGCCAGGCGTAGGGGGAGAAATGATTATTCGCTACAGCGCCAACGCACTGGTGGGCCAGCTTTCGTTGCCGTCGGGCTACGTCGATATGCGTACACCCGAGGACCTGGCGGAACTGGCCGCCGTGGCTCACTGGCAGGACCACCCCGAGGAAACCCCGACGTTCATAACCATCGTGCACCTGCAGGACGTGGACGGCCACGACTTGGGGCTGTTTGAAGTGCGCTGTGAACAGCGCCCGGTATTCACCGCCAGCCAGTTGCGGCAGGCGTGAAAAGAGACGGTGTCGAGGAGTTGCAGCTCCCCGACACCTACCACCACAAAAGGAGCAACACCATGCAAGCACAGCACCCAAGCAGCAGCGAATGCAAGGCTATCACAGCATCTGCTGGTGATCGCGGCTGCTTTAAACCAACCCGCCCAATGCTCGCCAATGCGTTGATAGGTGCCGCGCTAATTGGCTACCTAGTCCATAAAACCCCGGACGCTCGTGTTCGCCTTGAATGTCTGACCAATATGGCTCGAACAATGGGTGATTTGACTGAACGTGATGCAGAGTTAATTGCACAACAGATGCATCTTACAGATTTAAAATTGCAGGAGACGATCAGATGCTAATAGACGGCCGACTCATTACTATCAATGCCACCCAGCAACAGAGTGCCCGGCGGCAATTGGAACTACCCTGTGATTATATGTTGGTCGCGGCTACCGGCCTGCTTGTACACGATACTGGAAATGCTTGCATTCAGATCCCGCTACCAACAGGTTACGTGGTGGGAGCATTTGAAAACACGAGAGGGCATCGATGTTTTGGAGTGATATTTCTTAACTTTATCGAGGAGTAACCGATTTTGTAGTTAGCTGCAGGTATTTTTGTTGCAGTAGCTTTTTTAGCGAGATTTCTTTTAACCCCTGGTTATCCTCGGCTTAACCCAGGATAACCAGACAGGTATAGCCTGAATTTAATTTACTACAACCTCTTGGTGCACTCTTATTGAATCAAGAGCGGCTTGCTGCTTCTTTAGCAAGTCGCGGCGAGTTGCTTTATAAGCATCCAGCATTTTAGTTTTTGATGACTTGATCGAACTTAATGCAGTTTCAAAGGAAACCACCAAATCAGCGGCGTGGGTATTTTGCGCTTGATTGTACGAGGCGGCTATAGTCGACTCTATACCTTCGATTTTTGTATAGGCCTCGCGAATTTTTTCTCGCAGTTGATTTCTCTGACATGCAAAAGCACCGACTATCAGTCCTTTGCTTACAGATGAAACCTCTGCATTTAGGGCTTTTGATATTGCGTCAGAGCCAGACTTTGCCTTGTTACTGAGTTCTAGCGATTCTTGTTTTTGTGTGCTGGCAACAACCTCAATATTTTTAACGACTATATCTGGTATGTTGACTTTTACTGTCTCTGTTTTCATGGTTATTTCGGGGATATCAAGCACCCAGTCTGTACGAGCCAGCGTCACCTCTGGAACATGTAATTCAATTTCCTGACGGCGATTAACTGCCACGGGATTGCCATAGCAGACATCTTTTCCGCGCACAGTACGCCACTCATCACAAGGATAGTCGAAAGAGGGCCAGTCATTATGGCAAGTCTTACTTTCTCTCTTAAGTTCGTCGATCCCCCCATGGCACTCTTGTCTTATCTCAATTTCTGGAGCATCCCAAGACCATGCTTGGAGTCTCATAGTGACTTGAGGTAAGTCCATGGCCATTCTTTGGCTTTTCATGGTTATATTCGGCAAGTCCAACTTGAACTCTCGAATGTTATCACGAAGTTCAATATCCGCACCTACATAACTATCAGGTCCGGTTGTATCTGGCGACTCGTCCATTATTGACTTAGCTTGAGCCTTTATCGCTTGTTGTTGATCTGCAGCGATCTTGGAGTATTTCTCTTTTATAGCCTCAATCTGTGCAGCCGAGCTTGCTGTCGCGTTAGTACATGATGCCTCCTCTTCAGCATTAACCATGTGGGTAGTCAGCACAAGTAGAGTGGCAACCATCGCGTGTTTTATGTTCATATTCATCTCCAATGTTAAAAGCGGCTTTCTGCTCTTAACAGTACAGACCCAGCGGACAACCCTTGCCGCCCTCCAACTTCCAAGCAATGAAAGTGACCAGTCACCCAATACACAACATCACTTAATAGAGATACTCACTTAACGACGGCACCCTCAGGCTACATAATCTGTCTTGAGCAACAAATGAAGCATAGCTACGAATTAAGCGGGGAGATTTTTTTGTTTTTGAGACTTTCCCCACGCACTTCGCCCCATTGGCACATGGAAACAGATGATTGGTTATAAAAAATAGCGCGCCCACATTTCTTATAGATATTGGATATAGTAAGCATAGCGACCAAGCATAGAGGGTCTTGGAGAGCAGAATGAAAACATCTATACACAAGTGAGAAAGCGATGCTCCTTGATTATCTTTAAGCCCACCCCTCCAAAAGTATACATATCAAAATTAATACCCTGCTGCTTACTTTATAGAATTTCACTCTGCTTCCGGAGTGAAATAAATACAATTCGCATGTTTTATCGGGCATTTCAAGCAATAAAAAACAGCTTGACGCAGCAAAAAACCACTAACTAAAATTCTGGCCATTGAGATGTATTTGATATGGAGTTGTTAATGATTAATGCCAAGATTGAGCTGGACGAATTGATAGATGATCAGGAGAGACTCAGTCACAAGTTTTGCTTTCTAATTGGTGCGGCCACATCGGACTTGCCTCTATCTGAAAGCGCCAGAATAGGTCTTTTAGAATATGGGATTGAAAGTGTTCGTGACTTGAATTCCTTTGGCTTAAAATTGAAGACTTATAGGGAAAGCCGCGCGCCTAATTGATCGAAAAGTTCGCGTTGCTGAGCGCGGGGCATTTCTCGGAGGCGGTCGAACAGCAGCCGATCGACCGCCTGCGCCGAAGGGCTCAAGGTATGGGAGAAGGTAAGATTGGCTACCCAGGTATGCCCGCAGGTCGCGGCATTCGTGCACTGACAATAGAGCTTCGCAAACTCCTTCGACAGATCCTCACGTGACACAATCCGCCCCTTGCTCTGACACTCCTTGCAGTACACCCGCATTCTCTCCCCTCCCCAAGGTTCCGTTTAAGGCACCATTTTGGCACAATATCTTGTGTCTTCAGTAGGTTAAGCTCTCTAAATCAAGGATTCTCTCCGGACGCCGCGGGCTCTCTCCAAGCAATCCGACGATCCTCGTGCAGCCGCTCATTGAGCTGGTCGAACAGCTGGCAGATCGGCCGGATCTCGTTGTTTGTGTAGACCCGATCGATCTTTTCAATGTCGCCAAAGCCCCCGCTGTTCTCCGGGATGATTCCGGCCAGGGCCGGGTTCATGCGCCAGGCCGCAATCACGTCGTTGCGGGTGATGTTCTTCACCTTTTCCAGCTCGTCCTTCGCCTGGAAGTCCCCCACGGGGATGATCTGGATCGCATTTTCCTTGCCGTTGGGGATGTTCACGAACATTGAGCGGAAGTTGCCCACGCCCTTGCTTGCGCTGATCTGTGCGCGCAGGTTTTCTTCGTCTTCTTCGGTCAGGTCAGGGTCGTTGGTGTAGAAAATGTATCCAGCGTGCGCGCCGTTGCTGTAGTAGCGCCGGCGAAAGAGGGTCGCGGCTTCATTCAACAACAGCGCCTGCATGCCGCCCAGGTAGTCAGGCACGCCGTAGATGTTCTGTTCTACGTCGTAGTCCAGGACGTGCTCGATCTCGTCCTGGTCGAAGTCCTGATACTTGTTGTCGGGCAACAGCATCCTGAAACCACCGTCCACCTTTACCCGCATGTTGATCGCCGGCGTGTGCTGCAGCTCCAGGACCTGGCCAAAGGCATTGGGGACGCGATAGAAGTAGGCTTCGCCAAACACCATGTAATCCAGGCCGGCCCGGCCCATGGTCTGCGTGCTGCAGCCGGCCGACGGGATGAACTCACGCAACAGCAGGTTGCGCTTGAACTTCGGAATGGCGCCGTGGTGCGCGTTGGCACGCAGCAGCTTGGCCAGGCCCGGCCGCGACACCGGCGGTTTGTAGATCTCGCCGTCGTCGCTGGGAAACACCCCGAGGTATTCGCCGATGTTGCCGCTCAGCACCTGCTCCGGTTCCCCGAAGGTGAATGCCCGCATGGGTTGCTGCTGTCGCGCCTGCTGGGTTACCTGGTGCTTTCTGTGTCGCTTGGACATTGCTTCCGCTCGTGACGTAGCGGCTACGGCGCCGCTTGTTGGTGTTTAGGGGTTCGTGGGCCAAGGCATGCATGATTGCCCAGGCGATATCGGCGTGGCCGGTGGCGTCGGTGCGCGATGCGCTGTAGGTGACCTGGCCGCTGCCGGTCGTGCCGCGCTTGATTGTGAGGAATGCCTGGGCGATATCGGTCCAGCCGGCGTCCCATTCGATGCGGCTGCCCTGGATGGTGTCCTGGGCCTTGAGCACGAGGGTGTTCTTGGTTTCCAGGCTGTAATGGATCGAGGTCGCGCGTGGGTAGAAGTCGCGCACTAGGTCGAAAACCCCGTAGCCGATTCCCGTGGTGTCGATACCAATGTGCTGGACGTTGAAACGCTCTGTGAGCTTCTTGACTTGCTCGGCCTGGTACTTGAACGACTGCCCACGCCAACTGTGCTTTTCCAGAATCCGGAACTTGGCCCCAGGTTCGAGCGGCGGCGCTATAACCACACAGGTGGCGTCGTCGCGGGTCCGGCTCGGGTCGTACCCCAGCCACACCGGGCTGTTGCCGAAAGGTCGATCCAGCTCGGGGTCGTAGTCCTCCCACAACGTCAAGTCGGAGTAGCAGCGTTCCAGGTCTTTCAACCCGAACGCGCTCTGTGAGCTGTCGATGAACTTGCAGTAGAACAGCTGCTGGAACTTGTCCTCGTCGTACTCCAGTTGCAGCTGCTCCAGGTCGAACAGATCGCAGCCGCCGGCGATCGCGTCGTCCAGGGTGATGGTCTTGCGCCATTGGCCATCCGGGCACAGCGCGCCCTGCGTATAGGCCGCCTCGCTCGGCCAGGTGCCGCCAGCCTTCTTGCCGCGCTTGCTGTTGCGGAACTCTTCTCCGGACCAGAACGGGTACGCCTGGTGCGACACCGCGCTGGGCGTCGAGAAATAGGTTTTGCGCCATTTCTTATGCGTGCCCATGGCACTGGCCACGGTGCTGAGTTTGTCGAAGTCGCGGATCCAGAAATATTCGTCGACGTAGACATGGCCGTGATAGCCCTGGGCGGTGCTGCTGTTGGTGCTGAGAAAGCGCAGCTCGGCGCCGTTGCTCAGCACGATGGGGTTGCCGGTCAGCTCGATGCCGAACCACTGCTGGGCGAACTGGATGATGTAGCTACGGAAGATCTCCGACTGCGATCGGCTGGCCGACAGGAACACCTGGTTGTCGCCGCTCAACACGGCGTCCATGAAAGCCTCGCCGGCGAAGTAGTAAGTCAGGCCTACCTGGCGGCTTTTCAGAATGTTCCGGACCCGTCGCGTCAGCGGGTTTTGCTTGGCCTCGAACAGCTCCTGCTGGTAGCGGTACATTTTGGAGATGAACTTATCCAGGAAGTCCACTTCCGTGAGGCCGCTAATGTCGTTCTTGGCCTTCTTCTCGCGCTTCCTGCCGCCACCCTCGCCACGGCCCAAGCGTTCGCCTCGCGAGCCTGGGCGGCGCTCCTGGGGCTCGGCCGAGGATTCGCCGATCGGTGCCGGCGATGGCTTGGCCGCCTGCTTTAACAGCCGTTCGCGAACGGTGGTCAGCCGGTCCAGTTCGTTGAGCTCATCCTTGGTCAGGCTGGTGGCTTTGTCCAGGAGCAAGGTGATTCGCCGCCCTACGGCGGTCAGCGGTTCTTCATCCGACAGCATGTCTTCCCAGCCGCCCTGGCGGATCCAGTAATAGACAATCCGGATGTTCGGCAGGTTGAGCTGCGCCTGAATTTCCTTGGCCTTACAGCGGCGCAGAAATAGGCGTTTAGCGGCTTCTTTAACTTCGGTCGAGTAGTACATGGGCCGCAGTCTATGCGGCGAAAACGCTAGAAACGCGGGGTTAAATTCCGCGATCCACCTATATTTCGAATCTAGGAGGAACGCGCAGTGGAACCGTTTGTTCGGGGGCGAACGGCTCCCTATCGTGGCGGCTCATTCAACCGATTGAGCGCAGTTACCCCCTATGCCCCGTTCCCTTGTTTCGTATTGGAAACGTGTAGCCACCAGCGGCCCGACCGTCGATGGCCGCGAGATCCTGCCCCAGGAACTGCGCGACTGTGCCGAAACCTACGACCCCGCGCTGTACACCGCCGTTATCTGGTGTGAGCACGAGCGTTGGTTCGGTTCGTTCGGGACGGTGTATGCCCTTCGCTTGATTGAGGGCGCCGAGGACCTGGAAGCAGGCCAAGTCGCCCTGGAAGCGCAGTTGAAGCCCAACGACAAGCTGCTGCGCCTGAACGATGCCGGGGAAAAACTCTTTTCCAGCGTCGAGATCCTTCCGAACTTCCGCGGCCGTGGCAAAGCGTACATGACCGGCATGGCGGTAACCGATGAGCCCGCCAGCACGGGCACCCAGGAACTCTACTTTTCCAACAAGACCAACCGCGCCGCTTACTACGCCGCCTCGGTTGAGCTGGGTTCTTTCCACGACAACGAACCCAAGGGCGAGTTGGGCAAGCTCGCCGCGCTGCTCACCGGCTTTTTCAAGCGATTCAGCGTTGAAGCCCCCGCCACTGACACCCCCACCACACCAGAGAGCAAACCCCCAATGGATGAAGCTACCGCAACGGCTTTAAAAGCCCTGCTGGCCCAGCTGCTGGTCGTCGCTGCCGGCATTCAGGCCGTGATCGAGCCCGCCGCCGAAGATGCACCAGAACCCGACCAGGCCCCGATCGATGACGTGAGCGCCGCTGTAGACGAGATCGTCACCACGGCCGAAGAAGAGCGCGAATTCCGCCGCAAGGGCAGTTCTAACACTGCTGTACTGGCCGCGCTGTCGAGCCTGCAAAAGCAGTTCAGCGCGATTCAGAACACTCCTACCGGCCGCCAGTTGCCGCGCAATGCCGGCCCTGTAACCACCACCAAAAAGCGGGTGCTCTGACATGGCCCAGCCACTAAGCGCCCGGGGCGCCAAACAGTACGCCGAGCTGCAGGAAGCGATCGCCGAAGCATATGGCATCGACAACTCGACCCGCATGTTCAGTGTGGAGCCGACCATCGCCCAGGAACTGAACGACGCAATCACCGCCAAGGCCGACTTCCTGGAGCGTATCAACGTCGTCCCTGTCAGCGAGATCAAGGGTGAGAAGGTCTTCATTGGCGTGAACGGCCCGGTTACTGGCCGTACCAACACCAAGACCACCGATCGCGAAGCAAAGGACGCGTCGGCGTTGGACAACACCACCTACGAGCTGGCTGATACTCAGTCGGACGTAGGCCTGCCGTACGCCAAAATTGACGCCTGGGCGAAGTTTCCAGACTTCAAAGAGCGCTATTCCGCTGCCGTGCAAAAGCGCATTGCGCAGGATCGGATCGTTATTGGCTTCCACGGTAAGCAAGTGGCTGTGCAGACCGACCTGGCAGCGAATCCCAAGCTGCAGGACGTGAACAAGGGTTGGCTGCAGCAACTACGCGAGCAGGCCCCGCAGCAGGTGCTGAAAGAGGGCGCCGCCGCTGGCAAGGTCACGTTGGGCGCCGGTGGCGATTACGCCAACCTTGACGCCTTGGTGCACGACACCAAGCAGATGGTGGACGAGATCCTGCGCGAAGACGGCGACCTGGTCGCGATCATCGGCACCGACTTGCTCGCTTCTGACAAGGCCAAGCTGTACACGAAGCAAGGCGATACACCGACCGAAAAGGAGCGCATCGAAAACGCCCAGGTCATTGCCACCTACGGCGGCCTGCCGGCGTTCAGCGTACCGAACTTCCCGGTCAACGCGGTGCTGGTCACCAGTTGGGACAACCTTTCGATTTACTACCAGGACACCAGCTGGCGTAAGCAGACGATCGAGAACCCGAAACGCTCCCGCGTCGAGGACTACAACAGCCGGAACGAGGGCTATGTGATCGAGCAGCTGGAGAAAATCGCGCTGACCGAGAACGTGGAGCTGGTGGCATGAGCCTGGCCTTGGCGCACAAGCGCCGCATCCTGGCCCTGGGTAGCGCTGCAGTAGCCGCTGCCGCAGCTGCACCGGTGGCGTATTCGCCGGCGGAAGCCCTGAGCAGCCCGGCGAATGCCCGTAAGCACTTGCTGCTGCAGGAAGCCGCCCTGGACCAGGATCTGGAGCGCCTGAGCGCGCTCAAGAACCTGGCCAGCAAACAGGCACTCAAGCGCGATGAGCTGCTGCCCAAGTACCAGGACTTTATTCAGCGCTACATCGAGTCGGGCCTGGTGATGCCGAACCGTGTCCTGGTGCAGGTGATGGTTTGGCTGTTCGACACCGAGCAATTCGAGGACGGCCTGGAGCTGGCCGACTTCGCCATTGCCCAGGGCCAGGAAATGCCGGAGCGCTTCAAGCGCCGCGACATCCAGACCTTTGTCGCCGACGCGGTGATTGAGTGGGCCCTGGCCGAGTACACCGCCAAGCGCAGCCCGGAGCCGTACCTGTCCAACCTGTTGCCCCGCGTCGATGGTGAATGGCAGCAGCTGCCCGAGCAGATCCCGGCCAAGTACCACAAGTTGATCGGCATCCGCGCCCAGGAAGCCGAGCAGTGGGAAACGGCGATCCGGCACTTTGAACGTGCCACGGAGCTGTATTCCAAAGTCGGCGTGGAAACCCGCCTTGAGCGCTGCCGCAAGTCACTGAAAAAACAACAGCCCACCCCGGCTTCCGAATAACCCGACTACCCCCCCCAGCGGGGAACTGTGGACGTATGCCGACCATTTATGGCCCGACCTGCGAGAAACAGTCTCCCCGCCCTTTTCGAGTGGCCAGCATGAGTTTTTCAGGCAGAACCAACACCGTGGTGGACCAGACCATCGAGAACAACGGCTTCTGGCCGGACCTCTCGCTGGCTGAGTTCCAGAAGGCTTACCGCCTGCCCGGCGAGCTTCTGACTGAATTGCTTGTCACTCACCTAAACATGGCCATGTACGCCGTGAACCGCGACCTGCAGCGCTTGGCGGCCAGCTGGCAATCCCTGGGAGTCACCAACGTGGCCACCGCTGACCCGCTCTTGCTGCCCGAGCGTTCGCACCAGGTGAACCTGTACAAGCGCGCCACGTACTGCCGGGCAAAGGGCACCGTCCTGACTGACTTTGCCACCGTCACCCGCCGCGAGGTTGCGGAAAACACCGGCAAGGAAGCCCCTGAGCGTGCGGAGCAGTTCCTGGAGTTCAGCCAGCAGGCTGTCCGCGCCCTGCAGGGCCGCAGTCGCATCACGGCGGCCCTGCTGTGATCCAGTTGAAGAACCTGAGCGCGTTCTTGAAGGAACGCCTGCAGCTGATGCCCGACCAGTTCGACAGCTGGAGCGAGCAGGTGGACCTTGACCTGGTGTGGCGTGAGAGCGAGCGCGGCCTGCACATGAGCAATATGCGCTATCGCGCCGTGTTCAGTCTGGAGCGCTTCGACGGCTCGCCGCCGCGCCTGATGGCCCTGGTAGGCAGTTGGTTGGAAACCCACGACCCCGAGCGCGACCGGTACGGCCTGCAAGCCCCGGTTTTCAGCATCGAGCCGCTGGACCTGGACAACGATCTGTTCGACGTGGACCTGGTCCTGGAGTTCGTCGAACCGCAGTACCTGGCCGAAGATCCAGACGGCGAAATCGAGGCGTTCGGCAAGACCTGGTCGTTTATCCCGTTCGATCTGTGGATTGCCGAAGAGGGCGAGGTGGTCAGCCGTGACGCGTAGCGCTTTCGACCTCGACGCCCGGGGGCTGCTCGGCGTCCGCGAGCAACTGGCCCTGCTCAGCTTGCCACCGCAGCTGCGCCGGCGGCTGCTCAACAACGTGTCCAAGCGCGTGCGCACCATGAGCCGCAAGCGTATCCGCGAGCAGAAGAACCTCGACGGCTCGCCCTTTGCCCCTCGCAAAAGCGCCGACAAGGGCAAGAAAAAGATGGAGGCCGGCCTGGGCAAGCTGCTGCAGGTCACCAGCGTGTCACCCGATCAAGCCGTCCTGGGCTGGCGTAACGGGCTGACCAGTTGGGTAGCTGCCCAGCAACACAACGGAGCCAGCGAGCGCCGCACGGCCGCGCAGATGCGCCGCTGGAACAAGACGCCGCCCGGCCTGGCTTCCACCGAAAAACAGGCCAAGCGCCTGCGCCGGTTGGGCTTTCGCACCCGCCAGGCGGGGAAAAAGCGCCTCACCAGGCCATCCGTGGCGTGGATTCAAGAACACGTCAACTACGCCCAGGCCGGCTTGCTGATTCGCATCCTGGGCGAGCAACAGGCCGAGTCCACCGGTGCGCAGAGCTGGGAAATCACCCTGCCCAAACGCCAGTTTCTCGGGGTCAGTACCGACCGAGACACCAGCCTGCTGGTGAACCAGGTGCTGCAACAAATCCTCAACTCACCCCGCTAACGAGGCACCACATGGCACTCGGACAAGTCAGCGTAAACAATCTCAACCTTGGCCAAGGCGAAGTGACGGAGATCGAACGCTATTTCCTTTTCATCGGCCCCGCGGCCAAGAACGTCGGCAAGTTGCTGGCACTGAACACCGACAGCGACCTGGACGGCGAGCTGGGCCTGCCGGCCAGCGACCTGAAAACCCAAATCACTGCAGCCCGGGCCAATGGCGGCAACCGCTGGGCGTGCCTGGCCGCGCCGATCGGCCCCGAGGGCGAATGGGCCGCCGCGCTGAAAACTGCCCAGGAACAAGGCTTTTCGGTCGAGGGCATTTTCATCACCAAGCCAGTGACCACCGGCGCCGAGCTGGAGGCGATGCACGCTGCAGCCGAGGCGCTGAACAACAAGTACGGGCGCCGCGCCTTCGTCGTTGCAGCATCCGCGGGCCTGCATCCTGTTCAGACCTGGGACGAGTACCTGGTGGAGCAGAAAGCGATCCCCGCCGGCATCGCCGCCCCTCGGGTCGTGCTGGTGAACCAGTTGCACGGCAATGACCTGGGCGTTCTGGCCGGACGCCTGGCCAATGCTGCCTGGAGCATCGCCGATACCCCGATGCGCGTGGCCAGCGGGCCGCTGCTGGGTCTTGGGCCTGTGCCTGCAGACAAGGACGGCGTACCGCTGCCCTCGGCCATTCGCGCCGAGCTGGACAAGGCCCGTTTTTCCGTCTCGCAGACCTACCCGGACTATGAAGGCGTGTATTGGGGCGATGCCAACCTGCTGGACACCGCCGGTAGCGACTTCCAGGTCCTGGAGCATCTGCGCCTGGCGGACAAAGCCGCCCGCCAGATCCGCCCGTTGCTGATCCGTCGTATCGGTGACCGCCGCTTGAACAACAGCCCCAACAGCATGGCCGTCAACACCAATGCCCTGATGGCCCCGCTGCGCCGCATGGCCAAGGCCGCCAAGTTCGCCGGCGAAGTTTTCCCGGGCGAGATCGAGGCGCCGAAAGACGGCGACCTGGTGCTGGTCTGGAAGAGCCGCACCAAGGTTGAGGCCTACCTCAAGATCCGGCCGCTGAACTGCCCGAAAGACCTTACCGCAAACATCGCACTCGACCTTTCCCAGGACGACCAGGAGTAACCCATGGCCAAGATTGGCGGCATGAATTTCGACATCAACCTGGGCGACCTGAAAGTCCACGTTGAAACCGCAACCCTCGATATCACCGACAACAGCGCCGTGGCGCTCACCCGTGGCGTGCCTGACGGTTACGTCGCCGGCGACGTGGCAGCCAGCGGCGAGATGGAGCTGGACACCACCAATTTCAACTTGTTGATGGAGGCCGCCGGCCGCGCTGGCAGCTTCCGCAAGCTGGAGCCGTTCGACGTGCTGTTTTTCGCCAAGACCCCGACCGACGAAGTCCGAGTGGAGGCCTTCGGCTGCAAGGTGAAGATCTCCAGCCTGCTGAACATCGACTCCAAGGGTGGGGAGAAGTCCAAACACAAGGTGCCGTTCGACGTCACCAGTCCGGACTTTATCCACATCAACGGCGTGCCGTACCTGGATGCCACCGAGATCGAGGGCCTGAGCTGATGGTCTGCCCGTTCGACCGCGCCCAAGCCCTGGAACAGCGACAGCGTGACCAGGCGATCGCCGCCCAGCTCGCCCGGGCGCGCTCGACGGGCCCCAGCCTGACCCATTGCGAGGACTGCGACTGCGAGATCCCCCCAGCGCGCCGCGCCTTGGGTGGAATGACCCGGTGCGTACCTTGCCAGACCAGTTTCGAGAAAGGGGGGCAGCGATGAGTGCAAACCAAGCTGCCCAGGACACCGCAATCGCCGTAGCCAAGGCCGCGCCAGCCATAGGCGTGGCCGCCACCGGCGCTACAGGCGCCGTCGATTGGTCGGCGGTCGCCTACATGCTGACCGCACTGTACATGGTGCTGCAGATCGTTCTGCTGGCCCCCAAGTACCGTCAGATGCTGAGCGACTGGAAGGGAAAGCGATGAGCCTGCGTAACAAGATCCTGACGGGCTCAATCGCCTTGGTGCTGAGCAGTAGCACGCTGATGGCGTTCCTGGGCAAGTGGGAAGGCGAAGGCCAGAACGTTGTTTACGCGGACAAATTGGCCCGAGGCCTGCCGACCGTCTGCATGGGCATCACCCGGTACACCAGCCCCTATCCGGTGGTGGTCGGCGACTACTGGTCGCCGGAACGCTGCGCCGAAGTGGAGCAAATGGTGGTCGAGAAGGGCCAGTTGGCCCTGGCCGACTGCCTGGACAACCCACGGATCAGCCAGAACACCTTCGACGCCCTGAGCAGTCATGCCCACAACGTTGGCGTGGCCAACACCTGCGCGAGCCGGGCCGTAGGCCTGGTTAACGCCGGCCGCATCGCTGACGGCTGCAAGGCAATCGCCTGGGCTCCCGATGGGAAAACGCCGGTATGGGCCTTCATCACCGACGCCCAGGGCCACAAGCGGTTTATCCCGGGCCTGCACAACCGCCGGCTGGACGAGATGGGGCTGTGCCTGAAATGACCATTACCCCTTTCCGGTTCGTTCTGGCGGTCTGCCTCACCGCACTGATACCGCTTTTCTGGTTCGTCCAGGTTGTCCAGGAGCGCGACGACGCCCGGCATGAGCGCGACCTGGCGCAAGACGAGCGGGACGGCCTGCGTGAGGCGGCACGCATCAGCGCGGAACGACTGGCCGCCCGTGACGAAATAGACCTCCAACGAACCCAGGAACTGACACATGAACGCAATCAAAACCAGCTGCTGCGGCGTGCTGTTGATGCTGGCAATCAGCGGTTGCTCGTCAACGCCACCTGCGCAGCCAGCGCAACCGCCACTTCCGGAGCCAGCGGCGTGGCTGATGCAGGATCCGCCGAACTCTCTCCAGACGCTCGATCGGATTATTTCACCCTCCGCGATCAGCTCGCCCTCAGCCGGCAAATGATCCTCGGCCTGCAGGACCACGTCCGCCGTGTCTGCAGGCGCTGATTCACACCTTTCAATCCAATAGGAGCAACACCCATGACCGACCGCACCGAAATCACCCTGACCGTAGGCAACGACGACTTCGACTTTGTCGTGGGTCCGGCCGTAATGACCAAGTACATCAACAGCCTGACCCCCGCCAACAAGGTAGCCCCGGGCAACAACCTATTGGTCAACACCGTAGTGCCGGCACAGAAGGACAAGCTCAAGCCACTGTTGGCCAACCCTATGACCGTGCTGCAGATCGCCGGCGCCCTGGTGGAGGAATACGCCCCGACCGTTGAGGTCACCGTAAAAAAGCGCTCGGCCACGCTGAACGCCTGACTGAAGACGGCCTGGGCCAGTTACTGGCCCTCGCCGATCGCTGGCTGCCTGGTGCACCGCCTACGGCTGACACCCTGGGCACAGCCAAATGGCTGGAGGACGAGCACTGGCGGCGAATGGAAATCGCCATAGCCAACGGCATATCACGAGCATTCAACGGTAACTGACACCCATGAGCGCGAAAGCATCCAGCCACCTGGACTTTATCCTGAGCCTGACCGACAAGGTCAGCGCGCCCCTGGCCAAAGTTTCCAAGGGCTTCAACGACCTGGCCGAGCAGGGCGAGAACAACATTAAGCAAATGGGCCTTGGCCTGGGCGGCTTGATTGGTTCGGCCAAAGGCATCACCGAGTCGATGCAGCCTGCGCTGGAGATGAACCGCGCCCTGGGCGAAGTTCGCTCGCTGGGTGTTGCCGAGGACGCCCTGGACGCGCTCAACAGCAAGTCGCTGGAATTCTCGGTGGCCTATGGCGAGAACGCCCAGGAATTCGTCACCTCGGCCTACAAGATCGAGGGCGCGATTAAGGGCCTGGCCGGCTCGCAACTGGCCACCTTTACCAACACCAGCAGCGTGCTGGCCAAGGCCACCAAGTCCGACAAGGAGGTGATGAGCGAGTACGTCGGCACGCTGTACAACCTGCAGAAACAGCAGGCCGACGCCATGGGTAAAAGCCAGTGGGTCGAGAAACTGGGCGGGCAAACGGCCCTGGCCGTGCAGCTGTTCCGCACCAGTGGCGAGCAGATGAAAGAGGGCTTCAAGGAGGCCGGCGCGATCGCTACCGCCGCCGGCGTCGATCTGGCCGAACAGATGGCGGTGATTGGCAGCCTGTCCAGCACCATGGAAGGCGGCGATGCCGGCGGACGCTACAAAGCGTTTTTCGAGAACATCGAGAACGCATCCGAAAAGCTGGGGATGAAGTTCACCGACACCAACGGCAAGGTCATGCCGATGCTGGACATCCTGGCCAAGCTGCAGGGCAAGTTCGGTGATCTGCGCGGCGCTGCAGCCAATGCCAAGCTCATGGAGGCCTTCGGTGGTGAAGGCGCCCAGGTAATCGGCGCGCTGGCTCAGGATACCGACCGACTCAAGAACGGCATAGACAAGCTGGGCAAGGTCCGTGGCCTGGAGCAGGCCGAGAAGATGGCCAAGGCCATGGTGGATCCGTGGCAGCAGTTCGGCGCCGCTGTGCAAGCACTGCGTATTGCCTTCGGGCAAGCCCTGATCCCGATCCTGCAGCCACTGATGGATCGCCTGGTCGGCATCGGCAAAACGCTGGTGTACTGGACTCAGTTGTTTCCGAACATCACCCGCGTGATCGGTATCACCGTGCTTTCCGTCCTCGGCATCGTCGCCGCCATGAGCGCGCTTACCCTGGTTGTGGGCATCAGCAAGATGGTTTGGATGGCCGCGACCATCGCCTGGAACCTGTTCACCTGGGCAGGCTGGCGCAGCATCGCGATGTTCCTCTATCATGCTGTGATGGTGACCGCTTTCGTCGCGGGCCTGGTCCTCATGTACACCGTCATGGGCCTGGTTCGCGTGGCCATGCTGCTTTGGCAGGGCGCTATCTGGCTTGTGAACGCGGCCCTGATGGCCAACCCCATCGGCCTGGTCATTGTCGCCATCGTCGCCCTGGTCGCGGCCGTGGTTGCGATCGTTGCCTATTGGGACGAGTTGACCACCGCGCTGATGAAGACCGCCGCGTTTCAATGGGTCGCTGACCAGGTGCAGGCCCTGGGCGACTGGTTCAGCACCATGGGCGGCTGGACAGGCCTCGCCCGGGCCGCGTGGGACGGCATCGTCTCCGTCTTTCAGAAGGCCATCAATGGCCTGATCGAGATGCTGAACAAGATCCCCGGCGTGAACATCGAAACCCGGTTCGGCGACCTGCCGCAGCCGCCCGACGTGCCGGAGATCCCCGGCCAGGCCGTCCCGATCGGCGTCACTCCAATGAACCAGCAGGCGCTGCAGCCTGTGGCGAAAACCTTGCTGCAGGTACAGCCGCCGGCGCCCCTGGTCACGCCCATGGCTCGCTCGATCGTGCCACTGCCCCCGGTGGCCACGCACCTGGAACAGCCCAAGCCACCTCTGCAGCTGGTCGCACCAATGGCCAACGCGATGTTGCCGCCGGCGGTGGAACGCACAGCCGCCGCCCCAACTGCGCCGGCGCTGAAACTGGTCTCGCCGGTGGTACAGCCGCTGGCCCAGGCGCCGGCCTCGATGCCGGCCCAACCTGAGCCGATCGGCGCCACGCTCAAGACCCTGGCCGCGCTGCCTCAGACGCCCGTCAAGGTCGAGGTGGCCGGGCCGGTGGACCAGGTCGAGCGCAACCGCGAACGCCTGACCCAGGCCGCCCCGAGCCTATCGCCGGCACGCCCTGCAGCAGTGCCCCAGGGCGGACTGCTGAGCAGCATTCAGAGCCATACCCAGAACCAGAACCGAGGCATCCAGGTGCAAAAAGTAGAGATCCACACCAGCAAGCCTCTGACCCCGTTGGAGCTGGAAAACATGATCGACATGGCGGTGGGCTGATGAGCGATTACATAGACCTGCTGATCGTGGGCAACGACCTGGTGCTGGACCCTTCTCGACAGCCGCTGCTGATCGAGGACCGGGCCAGCATCGCCCAGGACATTGCGCACATGATCCGCGAAAGCGGCCTGCTGGTGACCCTGGTTGCCGAGCGCAGCCGCAACCGCCAGGCCGATTGCATCCTGCAGCTGGAGCTGCTGGTGGAGGCTGACGAACGCCTGGTGCCGGGCACAGCCAGGATTACCCAGGACAAGCCGGGCCAGTACCTGGTGACCGCCAAGACCCTGAAATATGGCGCTATCGAGGTGTTTTTGTGAGTAACGTAGATTTTCGCCAGACGCTGATCGATGCCGGCATACCGACTACCGAGAACGACCTGCGTAAGGCCTGGGAAAAGGAAGTGACCGCCCAGGGCAGCAAGCTGAGCAACACCAGCGCTTACTCGCCGTTCTGGCGCCTGGTCACCGCCCTGGTGACTAAGCCGGTCATGTGGCTGATCAATTTTGTCAGCGACACCGTCTTGCCCAACTTTTTTGTAAAGACCGCCGGCGGCCGCTGGCTGGAGATGCTGGCCTGGGCGGTGAACGTCGAGCGCAAGGGTGCGACCAAGACCCGCGGGGCCTTGCTTTTCACCCGAGAAACCACCGGTGGAGCGCTGGAGATGCCCGCCGGCGTGCTGGTGCAGTCCGCCGCAATCAACGGCCATATCTATCAACTGGTGACCACCGAGGACGCGGTTTTTGACGACGGCCTACTGCAGCTGTCGGTGCCGGTGGAAGCTCTAGAGGTCGGCAGCGGCTACAACCTGGCGCCCGGGTACTACGCCATTCTGCCGGAGCCGGTGCCCGGGGTCGCCCAGGTGGTGAACGCTGACGGCTGGATGACGGCACCGGGTGCAGATCCTGAGCCCGATGACCAGCTGCGCCTGCGCACCCGTAACCAGTTCAGCGCGGTGAATCAGTGGCACACCGACGCCGTATATCGGGCGATGATCTCGGCATTCCCCGGCGTGCGGCCGGATGGTGTGTACTTCTTGCACGGTGCGCCCCGAGGCCCAGGCAGCGCCAATGCCTATGTGCTGTTCGATGCCGACGTGCCGGCGCAAACGTTCCTGGAACAGATCAACGCCCATGTGCGCGACGGCGGCAACCATGGCCACGGCGACGATCTGCTGGTCATGGTGATGCCGGAGACACTGCACGCCCTGCGCGTGACCTTCTGGCCACGCCCCAACCTGACCGCCGAGAAGCGCGACGGCCTGCAGGCGGAAATTACTCTCTTCATCCGTGCTGCGTTCCGCGAGAGCACCGCCAGCGACTACCAACCGACGCTGACCTACCCGCAGTCGCGCTTCTCTTTCAGTCGCCTTGCTGAGGAACTGCACCAGGCCTTCCCCAGCATCGAGTCGCTGCACTTCGACAATGACGACATCGTTTCAGAGCTGACTATCCCGCGCATCCAGAGCCTGGAGGTGGTCGCCGCATGATCCGCTTGAGACTGCCGTTTTGGCTCGACGGGCCCGAGCTGGCCAAGCTCAAGGCCGCCGCGCAGACCTGGTGGGAAAAGATCGAGGGCTGGCTGCAGTGGCCGCTGCTGCAGATGGACGCTGAAACCTGCCATTTGACTGTGCTCGATCTGCTGGCCTGGCAACGGGATATCAACCGTTTCAAGGACGAGCCTGAGAGCCTTTACCGCCTGCGCGTGAAATTCGCCTTCATCAACGCCGTGGACGCCGGCAGCACCGCAGGACTCAAACGCATCCTGCACCGCCTCGGCGTGGGTTACGTCGAGATCGAGGAGCGCCTGGAAGGGCGGGATTGGGACGTGGTGCTGCTACGCCTCTCCGACTCGCAGTTGTCGGAAAACCCCGAGTTGCTGCGCGTGCTGATCCAGCAATACGGCCGCACCTGCCGCCGCTATGACTTCGTGACCATCACCCCTGTGACGCTGCGCATTGTCGCGGCTGACTTCAACGACGACCAGCAGACGCTGGTCGCCAGCTTGTAGGAGCCCTCTGTGGCCAGAATTACCCTTGCCGGCGAAAGCCTGATTGCCCAGAAACAGGGCACCCAACAAGTCTTGAACGTTGCCCGATTCATCTTTGCCAACGTCCCAGGGCTGGACCCGCAATCGCCGATCGATCGGGCGGCGCCCAAACCGCCGGCCAACCAGATCATGCACACCTACACGATCCCGCCAGGAAACAGCGGATACGTGAACCCTAACCAGGTGGTCTACAGCTCGATGCTCGGCAGCGATATCGGCGACTTCGACTGGAATTGGCTCGGCCTGGAAACCGCCGAAGACGTGCTGTTCGCCGTGGCCTACGTGCCCCTGCAGCAGAAGCGGCGCAATATTCCGCCGCTACAGCTGGGCAACAACGTCACGCGCAATATCCTGGTCGAGTTCACCGGCGCCCAGGAACTGACCGGCATCACGATTGACGCCAGCACCTGGCAGCATGACTTTACCGTTCGCCTCAAGGGCATAGACGAGCGCGAGCGCCTGAGCAATCGGGACGTGTACGGCCGCGCCTGCTTCTTCGACAGTGGGCTGCAGCTGGAGAAAGTCGGGCAGGTCTATCGGCTCAAGCCTGGCCAGGCGTATATCGAGGGCGTCCGGGTGTTGCTGCCGGCGGCGGTGAACATCACCCCGACCAGCCTGCCGAGCACCGCCTGGCTCGACGTTGCCCTACAGCGTCAATCCAACGACGTGGTGGCCAGCTGGCAGGTCGTGTTCGCGGCCAACAAGGCAGACTACGTGGACAGCGCCGGCGTCCAGCATTACTGCGTGGTCCTGGGCGACCTGACCACCGACGCCATCACCGATCGCCGGATAGTGGAGCCGATCAAGGGGCCGCTGCTGCAGCACCTGGCTGCCCGCGTCGGCACTTATCCAGAGCTGCGCGCCCAGGCCACCACCAAGGACGACGTGGACCTGGGTAACCTGCCCAACGCCAAGAGCGACGACGCATCGAGCAACAGCAGCGAGATCCTGGCCACGACGAAAGCGGTCAACAGTGTTCAGGTCAATGTCGCGGCCCTGGTCGATGGAACCATGCCGGCGGGCAAGGCCAAGCAGCTGGCCACCGCCCGCAAGATCGCGATCAGCGGGGCCGGTACAGGGAACACCAGCTTCGACGGTAGCCAAGACGTGACCCTGGCGCTGACCCTGGCGGACAGCGGCGCGACAACAGGGACGTACACGAAAGTTACGATCGACGCCAAGGGCCTGGTGACCGCTGGCGGGTCGCTTGCTGCTGCTGATATCCCGAACCTGGCCTGGAGCAAAATCACCACCGGCAAGCCTACGACGCTTGACGGCTACGGCATCACTGACGCGATCCCGACCGGTTACACCGACAAGCGCCCGCGACTTTATGCGCCGGCAGCGGGTCGGCAATACGACAAGGGCGCGCTGGAAATCCGCGAAGCAATGCTAGTTCAGGATGCCCAGAACCATATCGACTACGCCCCGCGCATCATGTTTCATTGGGGGACGGTTACCGCTGGCGACCTGGCGATGGATGCCACCGGCGCCCTACTTTGGAATGCCAACACCATCTGGCACAGCGCGAACTTCAACCCGGGGTACAAGGCCGACAAGGCCACGACGTTGGCTGGCTACGGCATCACGGACGGCCTGAAGATCGGCGATTGCGGTCTGGGTTCCAGTGATTCGCAAGTGCCCCCCGCACCCGATGCGTTCAGGCAAAAAGGCGGGTTCAGCACCATCTACGATGCGCCCACCAGTTTTGTCGGGCATGCCTCGGTCGTGACCATGCCCTACGTGGGTGGTGATTATTGCGGGCAAATCGCGATGCAGCAGGGGGTACCGGTACCGAAGATCTTTGCACGCTCAGTCGCGGAAGTAGGCAAGTGGACGCCAACCGTCCAGCTGTGGCACTCCGGCAATCTGGAACCGAATGACATTGTTCCCGCTGGAACGCTGGTCCAGTCCTTCTGCCGAACCGTACCCACCGGCACCTTGCGTTGTAACGGAGCGGCAGTGAGCCGGACCACCTTTGCAGCTCTGTTCGCAACGATCGGCACGCTGTACGGCGCAGGTGATGGGGCCACGACCTTCAACCTCCCAGACACACGAGGGCTGTTCATCCGGGACGTTGACGACGGCCGTGGATTTGACGCCGGCCGGGGTCAAGGAACTTTTCAGGACAGCCAGAACCGGTGGCACGCGCATGCCGCCTCGGCAAGCGAAGCGGGCTGGCACTACCACCCAGGCAGTTATGTCGCCGAAGCGGGTGCACACGTCCACACCGCGCCGCGAGCGCAGAACAACAACGTCGGCGGCGGCAGCCCCAACTTCACCACAGCAAATTATGAGGCCGGCACCACAGCGGCTACCCACGCTGCCGGTGCGCATACCCACGGGCTGGGAATCGTAGGAGATGGCGCGCACACCCACGCGATAGCTATCGCCGGTGACGGCAGCCATGAATCGCGGCCTGTAAACATGGCCTTGTACTCCTTCATCAAATACTGAGGTGCCCGATGGCAAAAACAAAGACGGTCTATCAAACCTCCCCATTGGGTCTATTCACCAGCATTAGCGAGGCCGACGAGTCGCCGCTGGAACCTGGGGTGTTTTTGATCCCTGCTGGCTGCGTAGAAACACCACCGCCACTGATCCCCGAGAATAAGGCTGCCCACTGGAACGGTCAGGCCTGGAGCTTGGTGGACTACTACCAGGGGCTAGTGGTCTACAGCATCACCACCGGCGAGCCACGAACGCTGAATGGTATAGAGCCGATTCCATCGGGCTACACGACAAAAAAACCCGGCCCCGACCAGGTCTGGAAAAACGGCGAGTGGGTGGACGATATTGGCGCGGTTCTGGATTCGCTCTACAGGCAGAAACTGCAGGCGATCAATAGCGGCTGCAGCCAGTACATCAAGAGCGGTTTTACTTCCAGCGCCCTGGGCGCGCCGTACCGCTACAGCAGTGCAATGGACGACCAGTTGAACCTTACCAGCCTGATTATCAGCGGCCTGGACTCCGAATACGCCTGTCTCGACGTTGACCAGGTGCGCGAATTCCGGCCGCACACGGCCCAGCAACTGCGCGAGGTCGGCCAGGACCAGGTGCGCTTTAAACAGGCCGCCCTGCAGCACGCCAACGACTTGAAACAGGCGCTGGAAATCGCTCTGAAAGATAAGAAATTGAAGGCCATGCAGGCGATCGAATGGACGCCGCCGGCATGACCTGGCCAGCCGTATCGATGCGCTGGCCCGAGCAGGCCACGCAATGGATGGGGCAGTTGTCCGCCGCCCAGGATCTGGCCGGTAGCGAGCTGGCCAGCACTGGTCTACGCCTGGCCGGTCTGCAGGGCCTGGCCAGCACCAACCCCGGGCCGGTGGGCAACGCCGCCCAAGGCGCGATCGCCGCCGGACGTGCTGCGCTGTCCGAACAGATGGGCGAGGCGCCGGCCTGCCTGGTAGTCACTCCTTTCCAAAGTGGAGTTGGCCAGGGTCGCGGCTACCAGCGTTTTCTGTCCGCGCCCAATTTGCTGCAGCAGCTGGGCAACAAACTGGTGGACGCGAGCGACCCCGGCCGGCCCGCCCAGGAACAGTACGCCTTGTGCCTGCTGTTCCTGGCCACGCGCTTCGACCAGCTCGCCGCGAGCCTGGCACGCTTCAATGCGCTGCTACCGATGCCGGACCTGGTGCGAACCGAGCGCCGCGCCCGTCACCTGTCGAAGCTGGAGGCTGAAAAGTGGGAGATCTCGACCCCAGGCACGCTGCCGCGCTGGCAGGCGCTGCCCCTGGAGCGCTGCACCGTGTTGAAAGCTGCTCAGCAGTCCATGGCCGGCCAGCTCGCCGTGCTTGAGAGCTACGCGGCCGATGGGTCACCGATGGGCGATCTGGCCGCGCTGGCCAGCCGTAAGACCGCACAGCAGAAGGGCCGCGATCAGCAGCTGAACGACCTGAAAGCCCTACTCACCGGCGGCAGCAGCGACAGCAGCATGCGTGCCCGCCTGATCGGTCCAGGGAATGCGGCCGAGCTGCGCCGCAGGCTTCTGGAGGGAGAGCCGCCCGGGCATGAATGGGTATTGAGTGCCGGCGCGCTGCTGGTGGGCTCTGAAAAGGGCCTGAGCTTCGTTCGTGAATTGGTGGGTCTATGACGCTGCTGCTCGATGGGGAACAGGTGCAGGGCAAGTTCCTGAAAATCACCGCCAACCTGCGCATAGAAAGCGACGACATGTCTGGGCAGACCAGCAACACCGAGAAGGCCCACAAGGGCTTCAAGCCCAAGACCCTGACCGTCTCGCTGACGATCCCGTTTGTCGATCACTCGCAGCTCAGCGACCTGATGCGCCTGGCCGAGGCCACCGCCGGCGGTGGCCAGCTCAAGACCTATAGGGTGGTGAACGACACCGCCGCCGCGTTCGGTATTCGCCAGGTGCAGTTCGCCGAAGGGGTCAGCGCCCGCGAGGACGACACACTCAGCGCCTGGCGGATTCAGTTCACGCTCACAGAGAAGGTATCGAACCCCGAGAAAGTCGAAGGCCGGCGCCCAGGGAACAAGGTCACGGCGCAATCGGGCCCAGGCGCAGCCGTCGGCAGCAGAGGCGGTGCCGAGGGCACCGGCGGCTCTCAAGAGCTTTCCGGCTTCGAAAAGACCCTGAAAAAGCTGGACGACTATATTGGCGGGGTGGGCACGCCATGAAATTGCATAAGGTGTTGGCCGTTGCCGGCCAGCGCTATGTCCTGGTCAAGGACGAGGTGCGCCTGGACCTGAAAAACCCGGGCCGCGCCACGTTCACAATCCAGGCCAGCGCCCCGGTCAAAGGGCTGGTAACGCTCGATATCGGGTACAACGAAAGCACCCTGCAGCGTCACTTTATCGGCTACGTGGAGCGCTGCACCGCCGCCAACAGCGTGCAGCAGGTGCTGTTCTGCAGAGAGGTGGCCGCGATCCTGGGCAACCCGCTGCCGCTGAACCTGCGCCACGTCGATTTACGCGCCGTCCTGGGCGAGATCAGCGAACAGACCGGGCTGCGCTTCCGTGTTCCGGAACGGCCCTATGCGAGCGTCAAGGCCCCGTTTTTCTACAGCCTGGCGGCCGGCTACCAGGCCATGGACAGCCTGGCCCGGGTGTTCAACATCCCCGACTTCATCTGGCAGCAGCAGGGCGACGGCGAAGTTTTCGTGGGCAGTTGGGCGGATAGCTTTTTCGGCGCCCGGCCGTCGCTGGAGCTGCCCGTTGAGCTGTTCGACGGCTACCAGGGCAACCAAAGTGCGATGGTCGCGGCCCTGCCGGGGTTGCGACCAGGTGCAACAATCAACCAGGGCGAGCGCATCACCAACGTGACGCTGGTTCACAGTCAAATGGCGATCAAATGGACGACGCAATCCGTCGCAGCGTAGAGCGGCAATTTCCAGAACTGACCGGCGGCTACCACCTGCCGCGCTTTGCCCGGGTGGTCGGCGTTGCCGATGCGCCGGCGGCTGCGGGGATCTGCGACGACTTCCGGCCGCGCTATGCGGTGGATATCCAGGTCCTGGGCCCGGATGGCGAGCCCGACACGTCGTTGCCAACACTCGCCGGCGTACCGCTGCCATTGCCCACGGGCGGCGAGGAAATGGGCATCTATGCCTTCCCCGAGGAAAACACCACGGTGGTGGTGTGCTTCGCCTACGGGCTGCCGCACAAGCCCTACATACAGACGATTTTGCCGCACGGGCTGAGCATGCCCCGGGTTCCGAAAGGCGACCAGGTCTGGCAGCACAGTGAGGCCTGCCAGCAGCGCGTCGATGCGGATGGCAACTGGTTACGCCAGACCGATGGCAAGATTCAGGACAAGGCGATCGAGCGCGAAGTGGAAGCCCTGGGCAACACTGAGCGCTACCAGAACCACGCGCAGACAATCGACGACCATTCGACCGAGTCAGTAGGTGGGATTAAGACGATCGAGGCGCTGGGCGCGCTCAAGCTGCTGTCGGGCGGATCCGCGAGCCTCGCGGCCGTGGACGATCTGCACCAGGCGACGGGCCGGGATCTCAACTTGGTGGTGGGGCAGAAGCATAACGCCGCGATCGGCGGCGACATGCAGGAACAGATCCAGGGTCTGCGCCGGAGCGTGGCGAATGTTAGCCAGCGCCTGCAGGCGCCAAAAACGTGGATAGGGTCAGAAGGCGTGAATCTGTTTCAGGTGGTGTGCGAAACGCTAGACTTGCTGCAGCAGATGAACACCCAACTGGCAATGCACACACACGTACCGGGTCCTACCCCCAGTTCTGCTGATGCGAAGACATTTGTGGGCAACGCAGCGAAAGCAACAATGCTCTATGGACAACTGAAAACAATAACCCTATGAAATCAAAAAGCTTTCATGCCGAGCAAATTCCCATTCGGCCCCTATCGCTCGCTATCGAAAACTGGGAACGATTTCTCTGAAAAACCGTCTACTCTATGGAAACGGGGATTTGGGGGCTCAGTAAGCCTCGGAGGAAAGAGGCTAAGGGCTTGTTGACTGGCATCAAGCCAGTGCTATATAACGCACGCTCAAATTCGAAACCTCAGAAAAGCACAAGGAGAGGGATAAATATGAACGTATTGTCCGTACGAGCCAACGAAGAGTACGAAGGCTTCTAAACCGCTGCTTACAGATTCTGAATGGAGACCATTGGTCTCCATTTTTTATGGGTAAATCAAAAAAATGGATATTTGTACGTCGGTTACCTCACAGCTTGCGTCTGAGGCCTTTCGAAATTTACTGCTCATGACCGGCGTGCTGGTTGCTATTATTTCAGTCATCAAGGTGCAGTCGACTGCCAAGAAGAAACAAACAGCTGACCTGATGTTTGGATGTCGAATGGATGAGCAGCTGCGCCTGGGCAATGAGATGGTCGCTGCAATGCATGACCCGGCTGGATCAATCAAAGACTTGCTGCAGCCTGAAAAGGCGGATGGCGATGAAGCCCGCTCAGTAAAGTACGTCCTGAATCATTGGGAACGAATCTGTGTCGGCATCAACGAAGGTATTTATCACGAAGAAATGCTTCGTCAGGCAAATCGGACGAACGTTGTGACTTTATATCGAAAGGCCAAACCATTTATCGACGCAGTCCGACACCAGACCGGAAAGCAGACGTTCTACAAAGACTTCGAAAAGCTTGCATTGAAGTGGGAAAAAAAACCTCTCAAGGTTTAAGTACTTTTGCCCTACTGAAAAGCCCCGCCATAACTGGGGGGCTTTTTTTCAGCTACAGACCGCTTTCGTATCAGGAACGACTGTTGGCCAACGCCCTTCCGAGAGCCTCTGCAGCAGCGGTACGCTCTTCCGCTGTCCGGCCCTCTATCAGCGCTTCACGTAAGGCAACGATTGCTTCGGCACCAGTTGCATAGCCAAGACCACGAGCCGCACCTGATCGCTCCTCAGCCGTTCGACCATCTTTCAGGACACTAATCAAGGTCGCGATAAGTCCTCTTTCATCAATCATCGTTACATCCTCTTGTCTAATGGGTAGATGCTACGGCATCCATCAGCCGTGCGGCAAAGACCACTGCGCTTTAGAAACTCTCGATCAAAGAAAAATAGAGCAGAAATGCACTTATCCCCCTCCCGCCGGCGGGCTTTGTGTCCCTTTTTTGTGCAAACCAGTGGGGTGGTGCAAACCAAGCCCTAGCCCAGGCCCGCCACGGGGTCTGTAAGGCGTTTGGCAACTGCATGGCGTGTAAGGTTGTGCAAAGAAATGTCATGCGCTTTCACAGCGTGCTGTGGCGTCCTGGGTCAGCCTGAGAAATCCCCGGGCACCGGCCCGCCTGGGCGGGAGTCTGGAAAACAGAAGTAGACCGCAGTTTTCAAAATCAGCGCGGCTCTAGAAGTTGTGTATCAGGTCGGGTTCGGTCAGCCCTCGACGAGGAGCTGAAAGCCAGGCAGGCTGGGGACTGCAGCCCAATTATTGAGCCGGCGAGAATTGCACAGCACGTCATCGGGCTCAGAAGGCATGAGACAACGGGACGGACAAACAATCCTGGATCGGGTGAACAACACTCTAACCGCCTGCCAATGTCCACAAAGTGTCCACACCCGTTCGACATACCCACCGCCAATAAACCCAAATATCCCTTTAAACATTGGCCATAACCGCAACACCCAATGATTACAGGTGTTTTATTAGGGCTCATAATCCTTTGGTCCACGGTTCGAGTCCGTGTGGGCCCACCACCTTGAAAGCCGCGCATTGCGCGGCTTTTGCGTATCTGGCAGATGGGCTCCGTTCATCCAGGTTTCGATCAAAACTGCTGAAGCGCGTACAAAATGTCCACGTTGAAATATTCAGGGCTGGAATTGACGGCATCCGGGCCTGAAACGAGCCTGATCCTGCGCCAGGATCGAATCCCATAGCCTGGCATTTTTTATATCCAGGCCGTGATTGCTTAAGTTTGAAGTTGTCGTATTAACAACCTAACAAAGCCCGTTGAAGTTCTTTACTTCTGATTGATTATCGCTACGTGCCGGGTATAGCAAGTGCTGTTATCGGGAATGTCCTTATTGATAAAGGCCATTGCGCCGATGGTTACATTGTCCCCAATGCGTATGTTGTCGCCGATGATGCAAACGTTGGCGCCCAACTCAACATTGTTACCCACATAGATCAGCCCTTTCTGGCCACTGGCTCGCACGCCGATAGTCGTGTTTTGGCGAATAAACAGGTTTTCGCCTATTCGCGCCGCATCCGCGATGACTATTCCGACGCGGTGAGCGAAGCTCAGGCCGGGGCCAATCTCTGCCGCCAGCATGATATCGATCCCATGGGTACGAACTAAGCTGGCGTGAATTCGCCGGGCCATCTTGGGGTAGTTAAAAATTCCTTTCGGACGTCGATGAAGATGCTGTGCCAGTCTGAACCAGAACAAATAATGCTCTTGTTCTTTCTGACGAAGGCGCCGATACATCCTTTTGAAGTTGAAGTTCTTTTCCTCACCGCCCATGACTTCGATGCGCCAGAATCTCTTGAGACTCTCCCAATCCATGTATTCCAC